ATATTTTCTGAGTTTTGCTGTTATATCGGCTTTGATGTTGCATATATTAGTTTTTATTTTAGTGTCGTCTGAGCTAAGGTTGGGTCTAAATTTTATTAAAAAATTGTATAGGATATAATTTTCTACAAGATCATCATAATAATTACGAGAACATTTACAATTTATACAGTATATGAATTGTTTATCGGATTTTATATTATTTACGTTTATTTTTTTTCGTCTATGTATAGTGTTATGGTAGAACAAAATTTCCTCTATTTTTTTATTATCCCATTTTTTGAGTAAAGGATTGAAGTCAGATTTATCAACATAATAGAGTTTATTACTAGAGTCTGATGATGAGTCTGATATAGAGTCATATAATTTATTATATACTACTTTTGAATTATTTATTTTTTCTCTGGAGAGTGTATTTATGTGGTTATAAGATGGATCACCGAAAGGGACTAGTCTAAGTTCTACGCTATCATTTTTATTCCAGGGTTGTATGAAAATATCGCCATCGAAATAAAGAGTTATGGATTCAGTCCATACTACTCTAAATTTGAGCATAGCTTTTATAGGTCGAATGATTTTATACCAATCGGCTTGATACATCATATCAGTATATATGACATTATTTTCACCGGATTTGTTTCCTATTTGTCTATAACGGCCAATATCCAAGCTACGGATATCACTATACATAAAAAGGTTCATATCTTTATATTTTTCTGCTTCTTGATTTGTGAAATATTTTTGATTTATAATGATATTGTCAGAAGGTTCGATATTATGTTCAACCATATCATATAAAATGAATGTGATATCTGGAAATAAATTACTGACGAAATTGATATTGTCGCCAGGTGCTGATCCTAGATATAACATATATTTTTTTTGTGTTTTATCATAATAATCGTAATAATTGACGATAAATTCTAGTAATGAGAGTAATAATTTTCTTTGTCCCCAATGTAAATTGTCCAAATATCTGAATGCTTTTTTATTATATTCTTTATGTGGTAAATTATCTTTAAATAATCTATATAATTGTGAGTCTGTTTCCTCTAGCATGACAAATCTAACTTAATAAAAGTATATAGAATAACATACAAATAATTTTGAAAAATATAAATAATTATAATAATTTAATATTTTTAAATTATTATTTGAAAAATAAATGATGATATTAAAAATAATATACAATATTTAGTTACTGTATGCCAAACCTCCCATACCAGACATAACTCGGAGGACGTTATATGAAAAGTCATAGATGTACAATTGGTTGGATTGATTGAAAATATTCAATTGAGGTAGACCTGGGCGCAAAGTTGGATCGTATATCCACAAGTTCAACAAAGTGTTATCAATTCTTGACAAGTTAGCAGATCCAGATGGTTGGTGTTGTTCTGGGTATAATGAAAATGAGTATACATTAATACCATCTGCTGGTGTATTAGTGTGATGTTGATCTGGTTGAACATAGTTAAAGTATGAACCTTCTCGTCTATCAAATCTATCATGACCATTCAATTGGATTAATGCATATTCTACTGGGTTTCCAGATCCATCTAACAACACACCATAGTTTCCAAATTGGTTAATATAAACGTCATCTTTACATTCAGCACGTGTATCTATCATTTCATCTACTGGGAAGGAAATATCTCTAACAGTCAAATCAGTTTTAACGTTGGATACCTTGATATCACAATCTTTATCGACATGGACATCTGCATAAATCTTATCAGTCAATACATAGGTTGGTTTATTTTTAATTCTCAATGAAGAAGTGTTAATCCATAAAGTTTTATCACTTTCATTAACAACAAAGATCTTTCCATTTCTGGTATAATTGGATTCATCTGGTTGGAATTGTTCCCAATCTCCATCACTTGGAGGTCGTTCTACTGAATCTACAGTTCTTGGGTTTCCATATTGGTCTGATTCACATGCCCCACATGCAGTTAAACTCATACTTTCCAACAAGATTTTTGCTGCACATTCTTCCAAAACTGATTCCCAGTTTTCATTATTAGTATAACACAAGAATTTCTTACCGCTGATAAAGTTTCCGTTTCTAATAGCCCAAATCAATTCTTTTGAAGGATGATTAAAGTCTAATTTAATTCTGGTTTGTGCAGAAGTCACTGATTGTTCTCCAGTAAATTGCAATTGTTCAATCAAATATTCATGACCAACTTGAGCAAATCTTCGTCTTTCTTCAGAATCCAAGTATATATAATCCACCAATATTGATGCATCTTTAATAGACACTTGTTTAAGATCACATTGTCTAAATTTGTTATTTGATATAATCAAGTTTTCTGCTCTTTCCAATTCAAATTCAAGTCTGACTTCATGATATTGCAATGCAATCAATGGCAATGCCAATCCAACATGTCTGTTAAACCAGAACTTGAGAGGCACAAACATAGTATATTCAGGTTTTGGTTCCGAGTTATATGCCGTCAATTCTGGCACATCTCCAATCATAATCAAATACCCTCTATCTCCTTGTCCTGCATGTCTTGCCAAATCATACCAAATATCTAACCACACTCCATATTGTTTATCTATTCTTGTACCTCCAATTTGAATTTCTACTGATTTTATCATTGCATGACCCAATCTCTTAGTATATGCAAATTTGGCTTTTGGTGATGGGGTCACTGAATTCAATATAACATGTAGATAGGTTCTAGTAATAAGATCTCCATTTCTTGGTATAGTAATTGTTGGTTTCTTTCCAAAATCAGCATTACCATTCAATGTATGTTCTATACATTCCATTGAAAAATTGGTATGTCGTCTGTAGACTACTTTGAAAAAGGTGATCTGAGGATTACCAGTCAAATATATATCTTGTGCCCCATAGGCAACTAATTGCATAAGACCTCCACTCATGTTTTATTTATATTATATATATTATGATAATAAAAAAAAAATTCACAAAAAATAATAATTATATATTATTTTATAGCCTCTATTCATCAATCATAATTCACATATGTTGTATCACTATTTAACCCATAAACTTTTATCAATCTATCATTACATATATATATATTATTTGTATTCCACTTATTAATTATCCACTAGTACATATTCAAAATGCAAGAGCAGTATACCCCCCCACATACCTTTGTATATTGTAATTTATAGCATATATATTAATATAACAATTCGTTAAATTCATTAATGTTATATTATTATTCCCTATAATGTTATAAATATTCTTTACCACATCTTCTCCTATCTTTATTACCATATTAGATTTGTCTATCATTGAAAAATCACATGACCCAGTGGGTTGAAATTCTTCTGGAAATATACCAAATGAATATACATTTACTCCATCATTCGGTATATTTGAATGATGATATTCCGGTTGTATATAATTAAAATAATCACTATCTTTTACACCAAATCTTTCCATTCCATTTAGTTTTAAATTAACACTTTCTATTGGATTATTTGTCCCATCAATATATATCCCATAATTCCCAAACATATTTAATACCACATCATTTGGCTCATATCTCGTATCTTCCATAACATCTACAGGAATACTCAAATCTTCTATCGTTATATTACTTTTTAAATTATTATATATTATTGATGGCACATTATCCTCCCCCTCATATAATATTATTATATCACTAGTTATTTTACTCGTTATTCCATATTCTCCTATTTTTAAACTCGTAGGATTAAAATATACTGGCATATCTATCATGTTTTTTATATAAAACCCACCTATATACTTGTTTGCCATAGCATCCACTTTATACCATTTACCTCCAACTATGTCAGACGGATCATTTCTAAATACTATACTATTATCTAATATTAATGATGATGCCTTTAATATTTTATTTTTATTCCACTTTTTCTTATGTGTATAATATATAAACGGTCTATTACTCATATATTTATCAAACTTTGTTATCCATAATAACTCTTTTACACTGTAATTTAAATCCAAATTTATATTTTTTTCTAATGTCGCATCAACATTAAATGTAAACCTATTTTGCACACTCTGTACTTGCTCCACTAAATATTCATGTGCCATCTGTGAAAATCTTATCCTCTCTTTCCTATCTAAATACACATAATCTACTAACATATACCCATCTACTAATTTAATTCCATCCATAAACCCTGTATTTTCTAAATTCGTTGAATATATTATCAATTTATTTATATCTTCTATTTCTACACTAATATTTATATCACTATATTGTGTAGATATCAATGGTATTGCTGACCCATAAAATCCAATTATCCTACAAAACCAAAATGATAATGGTATATCTAATATATACTCTGGTTTTACTTTGTCATTATATTTTATTAACTCTCCTATGTTTCCTAATAAATTATTATAACTAATATCCTGACTATAATTTCTACTAAGCTGATGCCATATATACATATATTCCCCACACTGACTATCTATCTTATATCCTCCCATTTCTATAGATATATTCCTAATAATTGCATACCCAATATATTTAACCCATGCGAAATATCCTCCATTAGGATTAACTCTGGGCAATATTATTCTTAAATATAGATTAGACATCAAATCTCCTATTTTTTGTATCTTACAATTTATTTTCCTATTAAAATTCGGTATCGTATCAAAATTATTCAGTTTCGTATCTATTGCAAAATTAGTATGTCTCCTATATACACTCTTAAAAAATGTAATCTCCGGATTTTTTGTCAAATATATATCCCCAATAGATTGTGATATCAATTGTATTGTCCCTGCACTCATGTTCTATATATCCTATAGTAGTTTACATTTATAAAAATTTTCTTTTTTTTAATCAATATATTAA